GTTTTCTTCAAATTATCACTGTGTAAAATTAAGAGCCCAGAAAGATGCTTATTCTATTCACAATGTTTGTGAAAAGGTAGTTGATGGAGCAACATCTGATGACTCATATGAGATAGCTTCATATAAAAATGCTGCTTCATATTACACTGCTATAGAAATAAAAGAGTCAGTTGGAAAGCTAATGAATATTATAAGGAATAAGAAAAAGAGCTGGGGATCTACACTTTATGTGGAATTTAACTCAACTTATATAATAGGAGGGACATTAGCTAATCCTGCTCTAAAGCAAAGAGTATCAAAAATTGATGCAGGATGTGGGATTGACTTTTACGAAGACATTTTATCTGCCACATCTATGGCTTCTCAATATTTAACTTCTGGGGGCTCTTATATAGGTGCAGTGATATTAACAGCAATAAACTATACCATTTACTGTGAACAATGGAATAGGTTTTATTTGGAAAAATTTTCACAAGTAATGCAGAATCCAGTGGAGCTTCTAGGTTTACCAATAATTGAACCAATTACTACTATAATTAATGGACCGTTAGCTAATAATTTCCTTAGATTTTCTAGGAGAACTAACCTTCCAAATTCAGCATATATATCATCTATTGTGTCAAATATAATGGCACCTTCTATTGCATCACATGCTCAAAATAGAAGATTAGATTCTGGTGAAACAAAACTAACTGATTTTATAGAAATTCTAGCACCTTCACTTGTAGGTTTGCTAATAAATACTAGAACTAATCCAAAATCTTCAAAGTTATCTAAAAGGCAATATTTAAAGGGATGGAAATTTTTTGATGGAAGATTCGAGATATTTAATAAGCCTGATGACATATGTACTTTAATTCAATCATTCTATGAATATTACAGAGCAGCACCAACTGATGCAGACCTTCGAGAGAACTCATTCTTTAAAAGGTTCACTGAACCATGGATATCAAAGGACAGAAAATGTTATAAAAAAATGAACTCTTCAATACCATATTATAGAGGTCTTCCTGATGTTTTTTCAATACGAGAGCTTGAGTCCTATTGTGTTTCCTCTACAGATGCAATAATATCATCATTATCTAAAGAACCTCCTGCTGATCCAAAAGAAGCATTAGGTAAGTCCATTTATGCGTATCTATCAAGTCTAACAAAGAATACATCAGAAATTTCAGAAGCTATTAGAAGACATTCTACACCTATAAAAATATTTGGAGATTGCGATTGCACATCAGTGGTATTAGAGATATCTGATGTATCTTTAGGATTAGCTTCAGAGCTAAAGCTTAAGTTATT